GTTGCTTGAGGAGATCCAGATGCAGGTGCTGGAGATCCTGCCAAACTCTCTATGAAGTATCTAGTGTAGTTAAATGAAACAGTACACTTCAAAAGAGATGATGTTTCATAAGAAACTGGCATCGATGTAATACTAATTGGATATGCCTTCATAAAGGTATAAACCAATTTAGATCCATTATAGAAATTATTATAACCAGTTTTTTCAAATTTAGTAATACTAAATTCTGTTTGATATTCTTGAGGATATCTAACCGTATAAAAATAATTTGGACTTCTTAAACCCAATCTACCATCAGATCCTGGAGAAATACTTTCAGAAACAATATATTTTATCCATGTTTCAAAAAATCGTATAACGGTATAATTAGTATCGACATAAAAAGTCAGATCGATTCTATCATCATATATTCTTCTATACGCATGTCTTTCAGTTACCCCAGTATAGTCTCCTGTAATTTCGTGAGTTGCTAAAGAAGAACCAGGTAAGGTTGCTTCCGAACATGCAAGTTGTATATTGTCTTGAGATATTGCATAATTAATTCCATTCGCTTGCATTACAGAATTAAAGTCACTACTGTTCGGCAAATTCATGTAAAGTTCATAATGTGATGTAAGAGCAGGACTTAATAATTTACTTTTAACTTCAGATATAGTTCTTGGACGTGGGTTTGGAGCGACCATCTATAAATAATTTTATCCTTATATATTATGTAGCAGAGATAATGGCAGAGAGTATTAAAAGCAAATACAAACCATCTTATCCTGAAAAATATAAAGGCAATTCAGATAATATTATTTGTAGAAGTAGTTGGGAAAGAAAATTTTGTTACTGGTGTGATCACAATCCAAGTGTAATTTTTTGGGCATCTGAAGAATTTTGTATTCCATATGTCTCTCCAGTAGACAACAAAGTTCATAGATATTTTCCAGATTTCATCATAAAAATTAAAGATAAAAATGATAAAATCAAAACCTATGTTGTTGAAGTAAAACCGGAAAAACAAACAACTCCTCCCCAAAAGAAATCAAGAGTGACAAAATCATACCTTCATGAATGTCGAACTTACGCAGTCAATCAAGCAAAATGGAAAGCAGCAGATGAATTTTGTAAGGATAGACTTCTAGAGTTTAAAGTAATAACAGAAAAAGATTTAGGTATCAAGTAATGGCAAAAGGTTTTGGTCAATATGTACCATCAAAAACTTCAAATAGAATTGAACCAATAAGAAGTAAGATTGACAAGTTGACTGACCCAGAGGATATGATGATAGAAATATTAACTGTGTTGACTGAGAAGAGTTGGATACCAGAAGTAGGAAAATTTTATACATTCATATATAACCCAAAGACCCCTGATATTGAATATGATCAACATCCATTAATTGCCTGTACAGAAATCCAAAAATGGGGATTTAAAGGTCTAAATTTTCATTGGAGAAAAACTAGAAATTATACATGGGAAGAACTTGCTGGACAACTGCATTTAGTTAGACAAAATGAATTAGATGATCTACTAAGTATTCCATATGAAAAGTTCCGTCTAAATAAATAAAAACCCTATGTCTGATGGCAGATAGACCTAATCCACCTGAAGGGTGGCAGAAAGCTCCAAGTAGTACAAATCCAAATGAGTATTCTGCAGAGTGGAACTCAACTAATGGAAAGAGATATGCGACTGTAGTAGATGTTTCCACAGGAGCAAGAAAACTATATTCAGTTAATAAAATTACAAGAGAAAGAGATATAATATCCGGTACAGATACAAGTGGTAAAGTAACAAAGGGATCTGCATATGAATCTGAAATAGGTTCTAATACATCTTTATACACGACTCTAGATAATCAGAATAAACAAAATGCTGCAAAAGCAATTGATGCATTATCTTCATCCGAAGAAAAATCAAAAATAGGTGGAACAACACAATATAAAAGTGCTTTACAAAATGCATCAACTGAATCTGGTAATGCTCCTCCAATTTCTGCAGAACAACTTACACAATTAATATCTGCAAATGCTGAGACAAGAAAAGGAAAAGGATCATTTAAAAATTTAAAGTACCCTGCCGATTTACAAAACACAGTTCAGGATGTAATTAAATTTAATATGGTTGAATATGCTCCAAAGAGTTTTTCAACAGGAGGAACTTTTGGATTTTCAGAAAGAAGAGCAATTACTGATACAAACATCATAGGATCAGTTATCTTACCAATTCAAGGTGGAATAAATGATACAAACTCCGTGAGTTGGGGAGAAGATAGAATGACGGCAGGGCAAGCAATTTTAGCAAACCTTGCTCTTTCTGGGATACTTGGGGGTGGTGAAGAAATGGCAAATCAGGCTGGAAAAGAATTAGAAAATATTAGAAAAAATTTACCAGAAGGAAAAGCAGCATTTGCTGGATTTTTCACAGAACAAGCAACAGGTGTTCCAGGAATTTTAGCAAGAACAACGGGTGGGATTTTAAATCAAAACCTTGAATTATTATTTCAAGGTCCTAGTCTTAGACCATTTACGTTTACATTTAAACTTTCTGCAAGAAATAAAGCAGATACTGATCAAATCAGACAGATTATTAGATTTTTTAAACAAGGAATGGCTGCTCAACGATCTCAATCAAACCTATTCCTAAAATCACCACACACATTTAAGATTCAATATTTACATAAAAATGATGATCATCCATATATAAACAGAATCAAAGAGTGTGCATTACAATCTTTTTCTGTTGATTATACACCAGAACAAAATTATATGACATTTGCAGATGGTGCCATGACATCATACCAAATTCAAATGCAATTTAGCGAACTTGAACCAATTTATAATGATGACTATAGTAAACTACCTGGCGGAAATTCAGACACAGTAATAGGATACTAAGATGGCACCTTACTTCAGACAAGTTCCAGATTTTGAATACATTAGCAGACTTCCAAATGCTAAAATATCCGATTATATTAATGTAAAGAATCTATTTAAAAGAGGAAAAATTCGTGATGACATATATCAAGAGTTAAAGTTTTTTGAAAAATATAAAATTATTGGAGACGACAGACCAGATAATGTTGCTTTCGAAGTTTATAATGATCCAACTTTAGATTGGGTTGTTCTTTTATCTAATAATATTGTCAATATTCAATCAGAGTGGCCTTTAACACAGCAGTCATTTGATAATTATGTTATCACAAAATACCAAGACTATGACACACTCTATAATGGAATTCACCATTATGAAAGTAGGGAAATAAAAGATAGTAGAGGAGTCGTTATTTTCCCCGGCGGACTTCAAGTAGAAAATAACTTTTCAGTTAACTACTATGATTACGGCACTTCACAAACTATTGACACAGGAAATATTGCTATACCAATAACAAACTATGAATATGAAGAAAAAATTGAAAATGATAAAAGAAATATTTTTATACTAAAACCAAGATACTTAAATATTATAGTTGATGATATGGAAGATATTATGAAATATAAAAAAGGTGCCACTCAATATGTGAATGACACCCTTAAAAAAGGAGATAATATTAGACTATTTGAATAATCACTCTTCTGCTAGACGTTGGAAGTAAGAGAGAGCATCATCTTCATCATCGGAAGTGTTGATTGTAGGAAGAGAAGGAGACTTTGAACGGGAATATGATTGTTCAAGTTCATCGACAACTTTAGTCTCAACCGAATTTTTCTCCATATATTCTTCATACTCATCCTCTTGCTCAAGCACAGCACGAGACTGAGTAGGTGAGGTTTTCTTACCAAGAACCATATTCATACGACGCTCAAGATCTTCGTATGATTTGAACTGATCTGGAGCGGTAATTGCAGTCAGAGAATACTGCTTCTTCCAGATTGTTTCAAGAGCATCATCATCATCCAGTAGTGGTTCAACTGAACCAAACTCTGATTTATCATAATTCCAATACCCATCTTTCTTTACGATTTTGAGTTTGAAATTAGCACCTTGCCAGAAGTCAAAAGGATTGATGGGAGTTTCATCCTCAAACTCAGGTTGCATTGCTTCCATGATCTTGTCAAAGATCTTCTTACCATACTTAAACAGGAAGACTTTACCTTCGTTTTGTGGATTTGTAGGATCCTTTACAACATAAATGTTGCTGTAGTAAGACAACTTTCGCTTTTGTTTGCGAACAGTTTCTTTGTTCGCTTCAGAACCGCTGTTCCAAAGTTCGCGGTTGTATTCGCCAAGTGGATCTTTTTGCCCGATAGTGGTCAAAGAATTTTCGATGTACCAACCACCAGGACCTTGGAATGCATGAGAATACATTTTTGCCCAGGGAAGTTCTTCACCTTCAGGGGCAGGGAGGAAACGGATGACTGCGAAACCATTACCAGTCTTGTCCATTTCGGGTTTCCAGAGACGCTCATCTGCGCCACCAGAAGTATTGCTCATCTTCTCTACTTCCTTTACCAGTTTGGAAGTTAGTGAACCAAGAGAAGATTGTTTTTTAAGGTCAGAAAAAGACATTAGGATTACCTCGGATTTGTACGGATTTGGCTTTTGTGTACTTCGTTATTCTACAGGTCAGAACCTGTCTTGTCAATCTGTTCCTTCATCACATCAAGCATTTTTGACATGTTATTAAAGATTACATTCATATCGACATTTGATGGAAGACCCATCATCGAAGCAGACTCAGCAATACGTTCTTTCATCTGAATTGCTTCAGGATCGTCAGATAAACTCAGACGAGTGTAAAGAACTTTTTGTTTGTCAAGAAGTTTTTCTAGAAGTTTAACATGATCTAGTTTTTCTTCTCTTGACATAGTGGGAAACTTGAAGACGTTTTTATAAACCTCTTCTTGCATTTCACCAATTTCAGTCATCTCTGCGCGGACAACTTCAGAACTGAAGAAACTCATTTTTCTCCTAGAATAATTTCCTTTAATAGTTTGCGATAACGCTGTACATCAATATTTAGGAATGGGCTATACTTTTTTATTTTTTTACTGACGGTTTCCCATACTGGGTCTTGAAGTTTCTTATCAAAATCTTTCCCGAACAGGAAAATCTTATCATAAATGACTAGTGTTTCGGGGCTAATTTTCCCGCTCAGGAAATTTTTAAGAACTGGTGGATGACCTTTAGAACAATCAAAGATATCATCTACCTTTTTGTTTTCGAACAAAGTCTGAGTCTCTTCTTTAAACACATACGAAAGAGATTGATTTCTTTTTTTCCATGCTTCATATCTACCTTCCCCTTCTCGCATCATTTCACCAATCCAAAGTTTGCTTGGGTCAGTACATGTAATAAAGTTAGATACAAAGAACTCAACTATTTCTTGATCAGTCTTTTGGCGTGAAACTTTCTCAAACCAAAAACGATCTTTACGTTTGTAGAAAGATTGTACAGTTGCACGACTCTTACCACAATACTTGTGGTAATCATAACTGTCTTTAGTAAAGTGATTCTTTAAAGACAAATAACAACGATAAGCATCAACAGGCATCATTTATCAAAGTGGTAATCTTGCTCTCGAACTCCTCTTGAGAAAGTTAAGTTCCATTGCTTCATACTTAATTTTTTCCTTTAGAGGTTTTGAAATAAGTT